TGTTGCTCCTATCAGTCAGGAACTTGCAGATCAATGCCACTGGAATTTAGAACTAGATAAAGACGGTAATACTGCCTATGACATCGTAGGTATCAAAGGACACGGTGTTGTTGCTATTGACACAACACCATGGCGGGCGTATGAACATGTAGAGAGATTGGAACATATTTGCAAAATTGTGTTAGCAAGTGGAAAATATTAAATGCATCATATCCCTACTACTATCAGCGACCGCAACGCAAAACGATTTACTATGATGCTGCGCTGGGTAGCAGATACATTCTTTCTAAAACAGTACGGACACAGAGCAGTTGTACTAGAAACAGTAGCAGCCGTGCCTGGCATGGTTGCAGGAATGTGGACGCATCTTAAAAGTCTACGTCAGATGAAAACAGGATATGGTCCCAAGATTCGAATGTTGTTAGCTGAGGCAGAAAACGAACGTATGCACTTGATGACATTTATTGAAATCGTCAAACCTAATTGGTTTGAACGTATGTTGGTGCTTGTGGCGCAATTTGTTTTCTGGCATGTGTTCTTGTTCATCTATATATTCTTCCCCCGCACAGCACATAGGATTGTGGGCTATTTTGAAGAAGAAGCAGTGATCAGTTACACAGATTATCTGGCCCAGGTTGATTCCAATCCAGAGCTCAATGTGCCTGCACCACAATTAGCCATCGATTATTGGAATTTACCTGTTGACGCTAGACTTAGAGATGTTATAATAGCGGTAAGGGCCGATGAACAAGGACACAGCGAAGTGAACCATGCGTATGCTGACGATTACGATACTAAAAAGTAAAACAAATTATTTGGAATAGTGCGAATGATATTTGAAGAAACAGTCACTGCTGTACATCACTGGAGTGATCGAACTTTCAGTTTAAGGACTACTAGAAACTCTGCATTTAGATTTAACGCTGGCGAATTTGTATTAATTGGTGTTATGCACGAAGGAAAACGTATTCGCAGAGCCTACAGTATGGTGAGTCCGCCTTGGAGTGAAGAACTAGAGTTTCTCAGTATTAAAATAGCCGATGGTGCATTGACCAGTCGATTGCAACATATCAAGATAGGCGATCAAGTCATTATAGGTGACAAGCCTACTGGCACACTGCGAAATGATGCTTTACTCAAAGGCGGCGAACTATGGTTACTAGCCACTGGCACTGGTCTAGCACCGTTTATGAGTCTGATTCAAGACTTGGAAACTTTGGAAACTTGGTCTCGGATTCATTTGGTACACAGCGTAAGAGATGCAGCAGATTTGGCATATCGCCGTGAGTTGCACACAGCATTCTTGGATCATCACAGATCCGGTGAGCTACATGCCACAATCAAAAGTCTGATGGATTATCAACCTGTGGTTACTGGTCAGGGCGATCCCAGAATCACGACTCAACTAAGTTCGGGTAAGTTGGCAATAGACCCTGCACAAGACAAAATCATGCTGTGCGGAAACATGGCTTTTAATAAAGAAATCATGCTGTGGTGTGAACAACAAGGTATGAAAGAAGGCAGTTTGCGTGACCCAGGGCAGTACATAATCGAACGAGCGTTCGTGGATACATAATAAGATATGAATATAGACCATTTATTAATCGCCGCTGACTGTGCCCTGCGCACACTGTTTTCAAAACCCTATGCTAGCAGATCGTCACCAACTTGCAAAGCCGATACTGCCGAACTGACTGAAAAAGAAAACAATCACAGTGCAGCATTAATGCGAGTGAATCACGTAGGGGAAGTGTGCGCCCAAGCATTGTATAGTGGACAATGCCTAGCCACTCAAGACTCTGCACTTAAAAACCTGTTTGAAAAAGCAGGTCGAGAAGAAGTAGATCACCTAGTATGGTGCCGGCAGAGATTAGACCAATTGGGAGGTAAGCCTAGCCTACTGAATCCTATTTGGTACATTGGAGCATTTGCAATGGGGTACGCAGCTGGTAAAATAGGCGGCGATGCTCAAAGTTTGGGATTTGTAGCAGAAACAGAAAGGCAAGTGGAACAGCATCTGGCAGATCACTTGTCGAAATTGCCTGTGAATGATCACGCTAGTCGAGTTATTATAACACAGATGAAACAAGATGAAGCAGCACACGGCGCCGCAGCGGTACACGCTGGCGCTACAGAACTTCCTAAAAGTGCTAAATCTGTCATGAAAGCAGTTAGTAAGATTATGACTACTGTCGCTTACAGAATATAAGTACAAACACTGAGATATGAATAAATACGCATTCAAATACTTAAAATAAACCATTGTTGTCGTGCAGTTATTGCACGGAACCTATATACAGAAGATACAATATGAATGCAGACTTAGTTAAACTGATTTTTGGAAAACTCACTTGGGATGTTGACACAAGATGAATAAAAATGTATAATTATATAGTGAGCAAGACATTATGAGAAAACAACTAAAATGATTGATAAACGTATTTTAAGTATATTATCTGCAGAAGGCATTCGCCAAGCAGACACAGTTGAACTGATTGCCAGTGAGAACTTTGCTAGTGATGAAGTGATGCAACTCTGTGGCAGTATCTTCACAAACAAGTATGCAGAAGGACTGCCAGGCAAGCGTTATTACAATGGCTGCGATGAAGTAGACAAGGTAGAACTACTGGCTATTGAGTATGCCACCAAACTATTTAATTGTTCCTTTGCTAATGTTCAACCACACTCCGGTGCCAATGCTAACCTAGCAGTATTCAAGGCATTTCTAAAGCCAGGTGATGTTATTGTAGGTATGGACTTGGCCAGTGGTGGGCATTTAAGTCACGGTGCCAAAGTCAATGCCAGCGGCGCTTGGTTCAACTCACACAGTTACGGAGTCAATGAACAGGGACTAATTGATTACGATGCTGTGGCACAGTTGGTATGGGACACTCAACCTAAAATGGTGATTGCTGGCGCCAGTGCTTACAGTCAAGTGATTGACTGGGCCCGTTTTGAAGAGATTGCAGCCAGCGTGGGTGCTCTGCTGTTGGCAGACATTGCTCACTATTCAGGTCTAATCGCAGGCGGCGAGTATCCCAGCCCGTTCCCCCATGCTGACATTGTAACAACCACAACACACAAAGGACTGCGCGGCCCGCGTGGCGGCATGATTTTATGGAATGATCCCGACCACTCCAAACTGATCAACAGTGCTATTTTCCCAGGCACACAGGGCGGTCCATTGATGCACATCATTGCAGCCAAGGCACAGTGTTTCTACGAAGCATTGCAGCCAGAGTTTACGTTGTACGCCAAACGTATCCGTATCAATGCACATGCAATGGCACAAACGTTTATGGATGCCGGTGTTGATATTGTGTCTGGTGGGACTCAGTGTCACATGATGACTATAGACTTGCGTAAAGAACAATACAGTGGACGCGAGTTTGCTGACTTGTTGGAAGCAAATAGTATCACTGCAAATAAAAACGGAGTGCCTGGCGACACAAGAAGCTTTGTTGAGACATCAGGTGTGCGTATTGGTGTAGCAGCAGAAACCACTCGCGGTCATGACGAAGCGTGGTTCAAAGAGCTGGCCAACAGAATGGTTAACATACTAAGGGATTCAAAATGAGAGATCAACTATTAACAACATTGCAAGCACACTTTTCGGCACAGGTTCAAAAACACAAGATGAATGTGGAGATCATGCTGCACAATCCCATGGCTATTCATGACCACACTGACTGGATGTCGGCAGTAGAAGCTGAAATTGCACAGATTGCAGAGTATGAGGACAAACTAGCAGTAGTGCGTCAACACTTTGCAACTTAATGGAAAGTAAAAAATTTGCGCTGTTTCCGACTCGTATGACCAGCGGAAAACAGATTTGGCTTAAATACTACTTCCAACACCAAACATTATATGACGAATCAACTGGTCGACCACCACTAAACAGTCTGTATTTTACGTGGACAGAAACACCCCAAGAAAAAACTTGGAGATTACTAAAAGACAGGGTAACGCACAATCGAAATGTGTGGAATACTATAGAATTAACTCAACAGGATAAAAATAACAAAAAAACTAGTAGCAGAAGGAACACATAATTTATTAAAGCGGCCAGATGGTACTAGCGTAGCTTCGGACCGAGTAGCAGCAGGAACTCATCATTTTGTTAATTCAGAATGGAAAAAGCAACATGGTATTAATCATGCAAAATGGATGCGAGAACAAATGGACAAAGGCGATCATATTTTTATAAATAGTAATCCTGCTAAAATTAAACTATGTTGTATCACTTGCCAAAAAGAAACAAACCCAATGGGGTTATCAAGATTTCATAAACATTAAATTAAGGAAGAAAATAATAATGAGTAAAGCACAGTACGATTTATCTAAACCAACAGACTATCTGAATCGCAAGATGTTTCTGGACCCAGCTGGTCCGGTGGTCATCCAACGTTTTGAAGAAGTCAAATACAAGAAGATAGCAGACTTTGATGCAACTGCACGTGGTTTCTTTTGGCAACCAGAAGAAGTAAGCCTCACAAAAGATAGTAACGACTTTAAGGAGGCCAGCGATGCTGTCAAGCATATTTTTACTAGTAACCTACTTCGCCAAACTGCTTTGGATAGCCTTCAGGGTAGAGGTCCTACACAGGTATTTGCTCCTGTATGCAGCCTTCCTGAACTTGAAGCGCTAATGTACAACTGGGGTTTCTTTGAAACTAACATTCACAGCAAGAGTTACAGTCATATTATCCGCAATATCTATAACGTGCCTAAGGATGTGTTTAACACAATCCACAACACAGAAGAAATTGTTGGAATGGCAAGTTCAGTAGGCAACTACTATGACAAGTTGCACGTTATTAACTGCCGTAAAGAACTCGGCGAAGTTGTTTCAGAAAAAGAGCATATTAGAGCAATCTGGATGGCATTACACGCTAGCTATGCACTAGAAGCTTTCCGCTTTATGGTATCCTTCGCTACAAGTCTTGCAATGGTAGAGAACAAAATCTTTATTGGTAATGGCAACATTATCAGCTTGATTCTACAAGACGAATTATTGCACAAAGGCTGGACTGCTTATATTATCAATCAGGTAATTAAGGACGATCCCCGCTTTATTGAAGCAAAGATAGACTGTGAAGCAGAAGTATACGCACTGTACATGGATGTTATCCGTGAAGAGAAAGATTGGGCAACCTACTTGTTTAAGATGGGTCCAGTTATTGGTCTTAATGCTAACATCTTGCGTGACTTTGTTGACTTTACAGCAGTGGCCGCGTTAAAAGAAATCGGCATCAAGTACATGTCGCCTGCACCTAAAAGCACTCCAATACCGTGGTTTAACAAGCATGTGGACACAAGTAAGAAACAGACTGCCCTACAAGAAAACGAAAGTACGAACTATGTACTAGGCGTGATGGGAGAAAATCTTGACTACGACGCACTTCCGGCTATATAATAAACAATATGTATAAAGCACAATACAAAGACAAGAGCCCTTTTGAATCCTGGGCTACTCACGGTTCTTACGCTAATGAAAATTCTGCAATCGCAGCAGCATTAGCACGTAAGAGCAAAGGCGCATTGCTGGTTAGAGTAGTCGATTCAAAGGGTGCTACCATTTACTCAAATTAAAAGATATAATGATTACTGTTTATTCAAAAAATAACTGCCCATACTGCGACCGTGCAAAGGCGCTGCTAGAAAGCAAAGACATTCCATTTAAAGTAATTAGAGTAGAGGACGATGTTACTGTACGTGCGTTCTTAGTGGACCAAGGTCTGCGGTCAGTTCCGCAGATCTTCCAGGACGGTGTTCTACTTCCTGGAGGCTTTCAAGGTCTAGCAGATAGAGACGAAGAATTTTTTAACACACTGAAAGGATAATATGATAATTGATAAAGGCGTATGTGTAGGTGAGGTAATTACACTAAAACTAACAAGCGGCGAAGAGCTTGTTGCTAAACTAGTAGAAGAAACCCCTACTCACTACAAACTGGCAAAGATACAAGTTATTGGAATGGGTCCGAAAGGTCCAGGACTAATGCCGTATTTGTTTACAGTTAATCCAGACAAAGATGTTAAGCTACTAAAAACAACAGTTACTGTAGCAGAAGCAACCGACGAAGTATTTGCTAAACAGTTTCTTCAAAGCACTACTGGTATTGCATTGATGTAAATACTAGACTATGACTACTCCGACAATAACTCCTTCTAATGCAAACTCGTCGACTGTAACAGGTCCCGATCTAGTACCTCATCAGCATAATTTTAATTCTGTTGTTGGATTAAGATTTGGAGAAGATGGCAGAGTTGAACCAGTATACGATTCTGCGGATGTTAAAGCAAACGGACAGGTTATTGCACTTTATAATGCAGCAACTACCAAAGCTGGATTTAGTCCAAGTGCAGTACCATTAGTTACTGTACAGGATGCTGTGCAAGATAATGACGGTGACAACAGCGACGGCGCCGTTCAAGCATCTCAATTTTTAGCAGCCGGAAAAATTAATCAACAAGAATACGATCTTATAACTGCCGAAATTAAACCAACTGGTACTGGTATTGCCCCAGTGGCAAGTCTAAAAGGCAATACTATTGTAGTTACTGGCGATGCGTTTACCTACGATACAGTGTTAACTCCGTATGGAACAACACTAGCTACTATGATTAAGGATGTTGCATTTCCTAGAACTATCGCACAGTTGGGACAGGGAACAGTAACAGCCGCGCAAGCAGTTAATAACTTAGCTAACTTAGCATTAAATGTTTGGGAGCCGGTTAAGCGACAGTATCCTAGAGCTATTATGACCAACAGCTTCAGACAGGGATCTGGATCGAGTCAACACTCGAGCGGACAGGCTTGTGACATTCAAATTCGAGGACTAAACTCTAGTGCATACTTTGATGTAGCAGTATGGATGAGTAAAAATATTCCTTACGATCAGCTGTTGCTAGAATACTTGCCAGGTAAAACTGTATGGATACATGTTAGTTACGCTATTCCAGGGTTGCCAACAGGCGGAAGAAGCGTATTGTTAGCTAAAGGAAAAGCTAGTACATTAGCAACACTAAACGGAGCATCAGGCGGAAAGTTTGTACCTAACCTACATGCTGATATTATTGCTAACGCAGGTATTAACAGAGTGGTGGCTGCTTAATGAAAAAGTTTCTTTGGACTACATTAGGATTCCTTAGTTTGGGAATGGCCTACTTAGGAGTTATTACTCCTGGACTGCCTTACAGCATCTTTGTGGTATTTGCAGCCTATTGCTTTAGCAAGGGCAGTGAGCGTATGCATCGTTGGATATACAATCACAAACTGTTCGGCCCGTTCTTAACCAATTGGGGTACTAAGCGAGTATTCCCAACTAAGATGAAATTCTTCATGCTAGCTATGATGACTTCTAGTTTAATTATTATGTTCTTCACCGGAGTTAAACCTATCGGTATAATTAGTACTGCCTGTTTCATGGCACTAGTTTCGGTATGGGCTTGGCGTTTCCCCGGCTCAGTAGAAGAACATCAACGAAGAAAAGATAACAACGAAAGGATCGGATGGCTAAAATAACTTTAGAACAACTAGTCGATATTGCATTCGCTGTAGAAGAAGGTGACCCATTTGATTGGGGAGCATTTAAACAGGGAAAAGAAGAAGCAATGAAGATGATCGGCACTAGTATTCTTGATCAATTTGATAAAGATGCTTACTCAGACGAAGACAGATTAATCATGTTGTCCACTATTACTAAACTAGTAACAGAGAATATGATTCTACATACAAAACTAATGCAGGCTAAGAATGAAGTGTGAAGTAGGCGATCTAGCTAAAATTATATATTCAATCCGTCCTACAAACATAGGTAAAACTGTGTTAGTAGACAGTTACATTGGTCATTTTAAAGAAGGCGAAATGTTCGACTTCCGCGGCGTTCCTTGCAAGGCTATGGTCACTGATCACTATTGGTGGATTGCCACTGAATATGGGCTAACTAATATGCTAGGTGACACCCCAAAAGCATACATTCCGGATACTTGGTTAGATCCAATCCGTCCAGAGAAAATGGTAGAAAAAGAAAGAGAAAGAGAAATAGTTGAGCAGGATGCTTGACAAACACACACAGATGTAGTATAATTAATTTTTAACAAAGGTAACATAAGTAAATGGCAACAGGTAAAGTAAAATGGTTTAATGAAACCAAGGGTTTTGGATTTATTACTCCAGACAACGGCGGTGAGGATGTATTTGCTCACTACACAGCTATTCAAACTTCAGGATTTAAAGTCCTGCAAGAGAACCAAGCTGTAACATATGACACAGTGCAAGGTGCCAAAGGCGCTCAAGCTGCAAATATTGTACCAGCGTAAGCTAGTACAGAAAGAATTGTTGTAATTCCTTCGACAAGGATGTGTTCAAGACGCCGGTTCGAATCCGGCCAGGTCCACCATAAGCAGTTTAAAACTCGTTACCAGACGATGAAACGTAACCAACTGGAAATGTAGAGATACATAGGAATACGCAAACTGCTTTTGATGGGCCTGCTCTGGTAATCGATTGGGCAAATAGTTAGAGACGGCAACACGGTAGGCGATGACCGTTAATCAAGCAAATCAAAGTAAATGCAACAGCAATTACAAATGAGGCCTACGCTCTAGCAGCGTAATCTCCGAGGCAACTATGCCTTGTCATCCAAACTAGTTTAAAAGGCTACTTCGGTAGCCTTTTTATTTGCCTAAAATTACCAAAACCGAGTGACTAATTTTATACAACACTGTATAATAATTACTTAAGGCAATAAAGGCGCACCTAGGCAAACTAGCGTGACATAAGGTTGGCGGGCCGGTTAATAATTCCGCTGGATAAGGTTCTGATGTGTGACCCAATGTCCAATTCTTTTCTTCACTCGAAAGACTTTTAAGCACTACCTCAAGCCTTGACTTGAGATGCCTATAAAACGCCAGTCCCTTGATTGTTCACGTTTGCTTAATCGGAAAAGGTTGCAGGAATTTATTAGCGCATCCATGACTGAAATTGGCACCGAGTCAGTCTTAAAAATCGTAGTAGGTGGGGTAAGGTACAGAGCCCAGAGATGTTAATTCCAAAATACCTACAGCCACCAGTGTGATTGAGCAACTCAACAAACATGAATACGGCACTCATTATGTGGGTGCCGTATGACTTCACAATCTAACAAAACTTAAAACAATTAAAAGAAGAAAAATAATGCGAGCGACAGCGTAGCATTGGTCTTTAGACCTTTACTGATTTATACTGTAAACATCTTAAAATATATTAAGTCAAAATCTATTAGAACTACTTGACTATTAGGATTAATCAAGGTATAATATAACATCAAGAACAGGTAGTTCTTAGAATTTATTTCACACACAAAGGAAAAACAATATGTCAAATACTAACACCAATCTTCCAAACATTACTTTTATGTTTCGCGAAGGTGATGAAGCAACTGAAGACGGTGGCTGTGCAATAGGCGGTGAGTTTGTAGCAAAGACTACTACAGACTTGTTTGCTGGCAAACGAACATTAGTGTTCTCACTACCGGGTGCATTTACCCCAACTTGCTCAACTTACCAGCTGCCAGGGTTTGAAGAAAATTATGAAACAATCAAAGCAATGGGCATTGATGAGATCTATGTCTCAAGCGTAAACGATGCATTTGTTATGAACGCATGGGCGCAATCTTTAGATATCAAGAACGTTAAAGTTATTCCAGACGGCAACGGTGAACTAGCAGACTCAGTAGGCATGCTGGTTGATATGAGTGCAGTGACTTTTGGTAAACGTAGTCGTAGATTCGCTGCTGTTATTACAAATGGCACTGTTGAGCAGATGTTTGTTGAGCCAGAAGGTACAGCAACTAATCCTGATCCATACGGTGAAACAAGTCCAGAATCTGTAATGAATTACTTGAAGACACTTTAATGGTTTTCACTATATGAAACAGAGTGTTTCTCCAGTATAATGATACTAAGTACTAGAGCAATACTAGCACTTAAATTTACTAACAAGGAGAAATACTATGTGGACAACCCCATCAGCAACAGACATGCGTTTTGGATTTGAAATTTGCATGTACGTTATGCACCGATAAGTGACATAACGACACTCTTGGAAACAAGAAACTGTTACTAAGATAAAAGCACCTTTAGGGGTGCTTTTTCTTGACTTTATAATCTTATAACAGTATAATGATACATATACCTACGGAGTTTTAAATGTCAAATACTGTTATGCAGTTTCCTATAAGCATAAAACCTTTTAAGGAACATTCTCAACTAAAGCAACAAGTGTTAACTGCTATTTCAAAACAGGACCAGGCTGAACATATGCTTGCGTTTAATAGTGACATTATCAAATGTGATTGGAGCACCTCTCGATATGACGGTAACAGAGAATGGCTTAAAATTATAAATTACCCTCTCGCTGTTCACCTCAACGATTGGTGTAATAGTATGGGATATCAAACGTTTGGTATCACCGAGATCTGGTTCCAGCAATACGCCACTGGAGGCAAACACGCTTGGCATACGCATAGTAATAACTTTACAAATGTATATTATGTGCATTTACCAGAAGGCAGCGCACAAACAGAATGGATAGATCCTGTAACAAAAGCTATACATACGTTTGACGTACACGAAGGCGACATTGTAACATTTCCTAGCTGGATTATTCACCGAGCACCAGTTAATAACTCAGTAGAAACTAAAACAATCATTTCGTGGAATATAGATGTGTCGGTACAAGATATTAATGCGGCAGAAACCTACGGTTAATAAAGGAGAGTTTTTATTATGACTGAAAAATTAGAGTACGAAGTGATAGATAATTTTTTAGATAAAGAACATTTTGATACAATAAAAAATACATTAACATCATTTGATATGCATTGGTTTTATAGAGACAATATGACATCAGACGATGAGAATGGTATGTGTTATTTTACACATAACTTTTTTTTAAAAAACACTATTTATAGTAGTTTTTTTAATTTACTAGCACCGCTACTAGATAAATTAGAAATCGCTTCACTAATAGAAGTTAGAGCAAACATGACTATAAGTAAACCCGATCAATACGAATCTTCGTGGCATGTTGATAATCCTTATGAAAATTCTAAAACAGTCATATTGTATTTAACAACATGCAATGCTAAAACGATGATAAATGTTGAAAAAGAAATAATTGAGATTGATTCTATTGAAAACAGAATATTAATTTTTAATACTAACATTTCTCATAAAATGAGAAGTGCAACAGATACGAAAAGAAGAATTATTATTAATTTAAATTATGTTCAACAAGATAGCAATGCAGCTAGAATCTGAGAAGAATAGATTTGGTAAGAGTTGCCTTGACTTTTTCAAATAATGATGTTATACTGTGTAAACAGTAACAGCACAGAGGATATATTTTGACAATGCACCTAGAAGGCCCGTGGCTTAGTACTACCGGCAAACGTAAAGGCAAGAAAAAATTTGCTTCCGCCGAACATGCCAGAAAAGCTCGCGAACAAGAAGAATCTTGGAAAGACCTACAGAAGCGTTGGGGTGTTGAGACTGAAGATAAGAAACGCACTCGAGCAATGGAGGCTGCGCCGCTGGACTACGATGTGCGTATCCCTGCAGAACGAAGCACTGCACATCATAAGAGTTTAGATACAGGACACAAAGGCGCAGTAAGTAGCCCGCAGATTCTC